TATCGCTATGGCGTGTAACTACAGATACGTTGCAAAAGGCATCTTGGAGGCGAGCTAACCACTTGATTTCCCTATCCTGACGATTCCAAAACTACCAAAAACCGCCCCGCAGCTGTCGAACTTGGGAATCCGCGACCCGGCGAACGGATCGAGATCAATTCCGAGGCCTTCGTCATTCAGGGCGAGCCGGTTCGCGACCGCGAGCGGCTCGTCTGGACCTTGAATTTGTGTCCGGCATGAAACTGACGCTCACCATTGATCCCGACATCGTCGCCATGATGGCTGCCGAGGTTGCCGCAGGGGAACGCGCCGTAACTACCGCCATGCGCGAGGCCGGAACGGGCCTGAAATCCGCCTGGCGGACGCAGATCACCGGCGCCGGGCTGGCCACCAGGCTTGCCAATTCTATCCGGCTCGCCAGCTTCCCAAAATCCGGCGACAGCCTGAATGCGGCGGCGCTGGTCTGGTCCAACGCGCCGGTGATCATCGGCGCGCATGACACCGGACCGCTGATCCGGTCCAAGAATGGGTTTTGGCTGGCCATCCCAACTGCTGCCGCTGGCAAAAGCAGCAAAGGCGGCCGAATCACCCCCGGCGAATGGGAACGTCGCACCGGTCTGCGCCTGCGGTTTGTCTACCGCCGCCGCGGGCCAAGTCTGCTGGTGGCCGAGGGGCGGCTGAATTCCAAAGGTCGGGCGGTCGCGTCAAAGTCCAAGACGGGTCGCGGCGTGGCAACCGTGCCGATTTTCCTGCTGGTGCCGCAGGTCAAATTGCGCAAGCGACTGGATCTGGCGCGTGATGCCGAGCGGGCGGTTGATGGCGTGCCGGGCCTGATCGTGGCGAGCTGGGTGGAGGGGAAACTGTGACGCAGCTCTCGCGTCATTTCTGCTCCAGCAGATCGACAAACTCGCCGCCGGTTTTCTGCACGCTGGCAAGCAGCGCTTTCCAGTCTCCGGGCGGGTTTCCATCCTCGAGCATACCTTGGAACACCCGATAGGCATCGGTGCGGCTGTCATAGGCGCGAAGCGTCGTATCGTCGTTCACCCACGCAAAGATGATCACGCGGCTTTCAACGTGAAAACGGAAGAACAGCCGGTACTGCTGAAAGAATTTTGCCCGGAACCAGTGCCGGTGCTCGTCACCCAACGTGTTGCCCTGCCGGAACTTCGGATCGGTTGGGTCAGACGGGATCTCTTCAAAGATCAGCTTGGTGATCGCCGCGAGCCGCTTCGTGGCGTTCTTGCTGCGATAACCAGCGAGGTTGGCTGCTTTAAGGGCCGTGACCTTTTCGACCAGCGCCGCGACCTGATCGAGAAAAAGAGGATGCGCGAACAGGGTCCATCCGTTCACGACCAACGGCACGACGGAATCGCCCGTCATTCATCTTCGGGCGAAAGAGCCGCATTAAGGTCAAGCTCGACACCCTCGGCCAGTTCGGACAGCTTGGCACGAAAGGACGTGTCGAGGGCGCGGATGTGGCCGGGATTTTGGCTGATGTCCTGCGCCAGAAACGACAGAAACGCGCCGATGGCAGGGTCTTCCCCGACATCCGAAACGCGACTGAGAAGAACATCGCCTTCCGGCAGAATGGTGTAGGAGATGCGGTCACGCTTCTTGAGGCCGAGCGCCTTGCGCACGACCCCAGGCATCGTCGTCTGATACTTGTCCGTCAGCGTGGACTCGACCTTGAGTTGGGCAAGCATGTGATTCTCCTTCACGTCGCCAAGCCAAGGTAATGCAATCGCATTACCCAATCAAGAACGCAGCGGCAGAAATTGCGGAATAGCATTCCTAACCGCCCGAAATTTGGTGCACCCATGCCCACCACACGCGAAACCATCCTCGCTGCGCTGCATGCGCAGCTGCTTTCGCTTGCCGCCATTACCTTGCGCGATGAGGTGCTGCCCGAGCGGATCCCGGCAGCCGGGCTGGTCATCCTGCGTGACGGCCAGCCCGGCGAGCCGGAGGTGACGCTATCGCCGCTGCGCTACCATTACCAACACCGGGCCGAGCTGGAGGTGGTCGTCCAGGCACCGAATGGCCGGGCCAGCGCCTTCGACGCCCTGATCGCCGCCATCGGTGCGGCGCTGGCAAGTGACCGCACCCTTGGCGGGTTATGCGATTGGGTTGAACCCGAAGCCCCGGCCTCGGTCGATCTGCCCATCGAGGGTGCAGCTGCGCTGAAGGCGGCGGTGATCACGCTCAACCTGCATTACACCACCACCGGCCCTCTGGCCTGAAACCCCACCAAAAAGGAGACACCCATGGCACGTGCGCAAGGCGCGCGGGCGCAGATGGCGCTTGCGTATGAGACAGTTTACGGCACCCCGCCGGTTGGCGGTTTCACAAAGATGCCCTTTGCCAGCACCTCGCTGGGATCGGAGCAGCCGCTTTTGAACAGCGAATTGCTCGGTTACGGCCGCGATCCCTTGGCCCCGATCAAGGACGCCGTGACAGCCGACGGCGATGTGATGGTGCCGATTGATGCCGAGGCCTTTGGGTTCTGGCTCAAGGCTGCCTTTGGCGATGCGACCACCTCGGGCGTTGGACCCTATAACCATGAGTTCCAGTCCGGATCGTGGGTGCTGCCCAGTATGTCGATCGAAACAGCTATGCCAGAGGTGCCGCGCTTTGCGATGTATTCGGGCTGTGTGCTGGACCAGTTGTCGTGGCAGGTGCAACGCTCGGGCCTGCTGACCGCGACTGCCCGGTTGGTGGCGCAAGGCGAGACCATCGCCACGACAACTGGCGCGGGCACGCCTGCTGAACTGGCGCTGAAGCGGTTTGGCCATTTCAACGGCGCGATCAGCCGGAATGGGTCTGCGCTTGGCAACGTGGTCTCGGCCGAAATCACCTATGCCAACAACCTCGACCGGATCGAGACCATCCGCAGCGACGGCAAGATCGACGGGGCAGACCCGTCCATCGCAGCACTGACCGGCAGGATCGAGGTCCGCTTTGCCGACAGCACGCTGGTGACGCAGGCGATCAACGGCGACCCTTGCGAGATCAGCTTCGCCTATGTCCTGCCCTCGGGCGAAAGTTTCACCTTCACCGTTCACGCCGTCTACCTGCCGCGACCCCGGATCGAGATTTCCGGACCGCAGGGCGTGCAGGCCACTTTCGACTGGCAAGCCGCCAAGGGCACCAGCCCCGCCCGCATGTGCACCGCAACCCTGATCAACGATATCGAGGCCTACTGATGATCCGTCTGAACCTGACCGCTACGCCGCAATGGCTGGACCTCGCCCCCGGCTTGCGCCTGCTGGTGGGCCCCCTGACCACCGCCCTGATGGTATCGGCCCGCGTCGATCCGGCAATCGAAGGGCTGCCCGATGGTGCTTCCCAAGAGGAACTGGCGCTGGCCATGGCGAAAGCCGTGGCACGTCGCGCGGTGCTTGATTGGGAGGGTGTCGGTGATGACGCGGGCAACATCGTACCAGTCACCCCCGAGGGCATCGACGCGCTGCTGGAAATCTGGCCGGTCTTCGAGGCGTTCCAGACCCAATACGTCGCGCGTGGCCTAATTCTGGACGTCGAAAAAAACGTCTCCGCGCCCTCGCCGACTGGTCCTTCGGCGGGGGCGACCGGTACTGTGCGGCCTGCCAAGCGCGCTGCCCCGAGTGCCCCGCAAGACTGAACCAGCCCCAGACGCAGGAGGGCTGGCAGGTCTGGGATCTGGTCGGCCGCCTCGGGGGCCAACTACGTGTGATCCCCGGCGCTGTCTTGGGCTGGGACATGGGCGCGGCTCTCGCCATGGCTCGGGCCCTTGGGATCGACCCCCTGATCGCCGCCGAACTGCTGCCCGAGATCGAGGCGGTGATGGTGCGCAAACTGAACGAACAGATGGAAGGAAGCCACGATGGCTGAGAAACGGGTCTCTGTCCGCCTCGTGGCGGAGGGCGGCCGACAGGTGCGCGCCGAGTTGGAAGGCATCGGCGATGCTGGCGCGCGGGGTTTCGGCCGTCTGTCGACCGAGATGGAGCTGGCCAATACCCGCCTCGCCAGTTTCGCCCGCAAGGCCGGGATTGCGCTTGCGGCGGTGACCGTCGCCGTGGCCGCCGCTGGCGTGGCCATGGTCCGCTCGGGCCTCACCAATGTCGACGCACAGGCCAAGCTCGCCCAATCCATGCAGACCACTGTCGAAAGCGTCCAGACCCTGACATGGGCCGGGGAGCTGGCGGGCGTGTCGATGGGCGAGATCGAACAGGCCACAAAGAAGCTGACAACTCGGCTGTCGGAGGCCGCGACCGGGTCGGGATCGGCAGTCGCGGCCCTGCAACGCCTGAACCTGACGGCCGCGCAACTGCAGGCCCTGCCGCTCGACCAGCGCATCGTCGCCATTCAGGAGGCCTTGAATCAGTTCGTGCCCGAGGCGGAACGTGCCGCTGTCGCCTCTGATCTGTTTGGCGACCGGGCAGCACTGGCGTTTCTGCGCATCGACCCGGCAACCCTGCGTGAGGCAGCGCAGGATGTGCGTGACTTCGGCGTGGCGGTCAGTGCCAGCGATGCCGCCCAGATTGAGCGTACCGGCGATGCCATCGCCCGCCTCAGCCTGATCTGGACCGGTCTCGTCAACCGCCTGACCGTCGCCGTTGCACCGGCGCTTGAGACGATTGCCACCAAACTTGCCGACATGGCGCGCGCGACCGGTCCCATCGGGCGTGCGATCACGTCGCTGTTCGACAACCTCGGACGGCTGACCACCTATGCCGCGACCTTCGCAGGCATCATGGCCGGGCGCTGGGTGGCGGGCATGGCCGCAGCTGCCCTGTCCGTGCGCGGACTGGCCACAGCACTGGTCTTCCTGCGCGGCGCGCTGATCCGCACCGGGATCGGGGCGCTGATCGTCGGCGCGGGCGAATTGGTCTATCAGTTCACCCGCCTGGTCGAACGGGTTGGCGGCATTGGAGAGGCGTTCCGGCTGCTTGGCGATCTTGCAAAAGAGGTTTGGTCCCGCATGGGATTGGCACTGGATGGTGCGCTGGCACAGATGGCGGCCGGGTGGGAAGGCCTGAAGGCGGCCGGGCTTTCGGCGCTTGAGGGCATGATCGCGGGCGTGGTCAGCTTCGGCGACCGGACGGCGGCCATCTTCCAGGGGGCTTATGATGCAGCCGTGGCGATCTGGGGCAGTCTGCCCGGTGCCATTGGTGACTTTGCCTTCCAGGCCGCAAACGGCCTGATTTCCGGCGTCGAGGCGATGCTGAACGGTGTCGTCACCCGGATCAACAGTTTCATCAACGGGTTGAACGCAGCACTTGCACTGCTGCCGGAATGGGCAACGGGCGAAGGTGGCATCAGGATCGGCACGCTGGATCCCTTGGAACTGGCGCGGATCGGCAACCCGTTTGAGGGTGCGGCAACCGCAGCGGGTGCCGCCGCAGCCGATGCCTTCTCCGCCGCGCTATCGCGCACCTATCTGGAACCGCCTGACCTCGGTCTTGGGACGATGGCCGATGACGCCCGCGCCGATGGTTACCGCGAAGCTGCAGGCATGCTCGCCGATGCCGCTGGCCGCCCTTTGGCCAGCTGGCAAGCCCTGCGCGACGCGGTAACCGGCAGCGGGGCGGAGGCTGAAGCCGCACTGGCCGATGCTGCGGCCTCGGCCGACACACTCGGGCTGGAATTGGACGAGACTGCCGCTGCTGCCGGTGGTGCAGGAGCTGCCGCGCGCGCTGCCGGGGCGGCAGCAGCCGAGGGCGCGGAGCAAGCCGCAACCGGCTGGGGCGCAGTCACCGCAGCACTCGCCGACTATGCCGCCAAGGCCCGCGATATTGGTGGCGATATCGGCCAGACACTGGTCGGCGCATTCCAAAGCGCCGAAAACGCGGTGGCTACTTTCGTCAAAACCGGCAAACTGGATTTTCGCGACCTGGTCACATCGATGATCGCCGATCTGGCCAAGCTGGCGGCGCGGCGCTTCATCCTCGGGCCCATTGCCAATGCCCTCTCGGGCGCGCTGGGCGGAGCGGGCGGTTTGTTTGCGGATATCCTGCATGGCGGTGGCGTAGTCCGCACGGCGGGCAGCCAACGCCTGGTGCCAGCCATGGCCTTCGCCGGTGCACCACGTATGCATTCCGGCGGCTGGGCAGGCATCAAACCCGACGAGGTTCCGGCAATCCTGCAACGGGGTGAGCGCGTCCTGTCGCGCCGGGAGGCGGCTGGCTATGGCCAGTCCAGCGCCCCCGCCGTCAACATCACCATCATGGCACGCGATGCGGAGAGCTTTCGGCAATCGCGCACGCAAGTCGCGGCCGACATCGCCCGCGCTGTGTCGCTGGGCCGGAGGGGCATGTGATGGCGACCCCGCAAGTGGGAACCGGTTGCGGGGACCAGAGCACGAACAACGGAGAATATTGATGGCATTTCATGAGGTTCGGTTTCCCGACAACATCAGCCGTGGCGCTCGCGGTGGACCGGAACGGCGCACTCAGATTGTCGAGCTGGCAAGCGGCGACGAGGAGCGCAACGCCAGTTGGGCCAACTCGCGGAGGCGGTTTGACGTGGCCTACGGAATCCGCCGTGCCGATGATCTGGCGGCAGTCGTCGCCTTCTTCGAGGCACGGAACGCTCGCCTGCATGGCTTCCGGTACAAGGACTGGGCCGACTACAAATCCTGCCTGCCGTCGCAGGCGATCACCGCGACCGACCAGCCCATCGGCACCGGAAATGCCGCCGTCACGACCTTCGCACTTCTGAAACGCTACGCTTCCGGCGCGCAGGGCTGGACCCGTGCCATCGCCAAACCGGTTGCGGGCACGGTTCGAATTGCGCTGGGCATGGTGGAGCAGATGTTCAGTTGGACCGTCGACAGCACCACCGGCAGCGTCACCTTCGCCGTTGCCCCCGGCGCGGGCGTCGCGATCACCGCAGGCTTCGAATTCGACGTCCCCGTCCGCTTTGACACTGACGTGCTCGACGTCACGCTCGATATCGAACGGTTGGGTTCGATCACCTCTATCCCACTCCTGTAGATCCGCAGATGATGTGCTAGGCCTCGCCCATCATCGCCTTCACGTCCTTGATACGGGCAAACAGTGTCATCGGCTCTGCTGCCGTTTCGGCAAACCCAGCATCAAGATAGAATGCTCTGGCACGGTCATTCAGAGCGTGGACAAGGATGGCCGCGATGCCAACTTCATGTGCAGCGCCCGTGATCCGCAGCACAGCATCGCGCAGCAGCGCCCGACCAAGACCGTTGCCCTGCTCAGACGCATCAATCGCCAAACGGCCGAGCACGATGACCGGGATCGGGTCCGGCATGTTCTGTTTGAGCTTGCGCGGCATCAGATCGAGGCTCACCGATCCGGCCGCCAGCGCGTAGAAGCCGACAACCCTCGCCCCCCGGCAGGGCACGAAGGTCCGTGATGCCCCCGACGCCTGATTGGCCTGCGCCTTGCGCTTCAACCACGCATCAAGCGTCGGCGCACCAGAAGCGAAGGCATCAACCTGATGGGTATCGTTCAGGGGTTCGGGTGCTGTCAGCGGCCCTTCACCGGGCGTCACTTGTCCCATGGAGCTGGTGTGGCCAGCAGCTTGCGCAAGCGTTCGTTCGGCGCAGGTGGCGCATCCAGCTGCGCCATGAAGGCTCCGAACTGATCGGCATCCAGCCGAAACGCGGTGCGGTCCAACAACGCATCCTCAGCGGCCTGCCGACTGGCCTCCATCATGAACTCCGAGCGGTTCTTGCCGAGTGCCGCCGCCGCACGGTCGATCAGATCGCGGTCCCGAGGGGTTACACGAAGGTTGATCAGCGACCGGCGCTGGGCGTCCTCATTGGGTATCATGGCAACCATTTCGCATTCTCCTGCGATGAATTCACCCTATATGTAAAGACAACAGATTTACATTTCAACTGCAGAACGGACGTAAAGAATGAAAACCCTCTCCCCTGCGCTGCAGGCCCATCTCGACGATGGTACAACCACGCTGTCTTGGTGCTGGAGGATTTCGCGGGCGGACGGCGTGGCGCTGGGCTTCACCGATCATGACCGGGTGCTTGCCTTTGACGGTACCGAATTTGAGCCTGAAAGTGGTTTCGCCGCCTCGGAAATCCGGTCTGGCTCCGATCTGGCCGTCGATGCGCAGGACGCGACCGGCGTGCTGACCTCGGACCGGATCACCGAGACTGACATTCTCGACGGGCGCTGGGACAATGCGGCGGTGGAGCTGTGGCGGGTGAACTGGGTCGACACCAGCCAGCGTGTCCTGCTGCGCCGGGGTGCGGTCGGACAAATCCGGCGCGGCCGCATGGCCTTCGTGGCCGAGGTCCGCTCGCTCGCACATGTGCTGGGCCAGACTGTCGGGCGGACGTTTCAGGCGGGATGTGACGCCCGCTTGGGCGATGCGCGCTGCGGGATCGATCTGGAAAACGCTGTCTACAAGGGCGCGGGCGTTATCACCTACCTCTTGCGTGACCGAGCATTCATGGCATCGGGCATCGCAGGGTTTGACGCAGGCTGGTTCACCTCTGGAACCCTTACATGGACCAGCGGCGCAAATGTCGGTCGGATGACCGAAGTTCTGGCCCATGGCCTGACCGATGCCATCGCGACCCTGACCCTGCTGGAAGCACCGGTGCGCAGCATCGGCGAGGGAGACAGCTTCATCGCCCGCGCAGGCTGCGACAAGCGCATCGCCACCTGTGGGGCGAAGTTCGCCAACACCGCCAACTTTCGCGGGTTTCCCAACATCCCGGGGCAGGACGCAGTGCTGCGTTATGCCAGCCAGGACGGCGGCCATGAGGGGAGCGTGCTGTGATGAATGACGTTTCCGTTGGAAACGGCGGGCGGCAGTGCATCGTCTCACGATGCACGAGAGCCATCGCTGATCCCGTCCTCGTTGTCGCCACAGCGCGGGCATGGCTCGGCACGCCCTATCACGACCAAGCCAGCCTGCGCGGGATCGGCTGCGACTGCCTCGGGCTGGCACGCGGCGTCTGGCGCGACGTGGTCGGGAAAGAGCCTTTTCCGATCCCGCCCTACAGTCGGGATTGGGGAGAGACAGGGCCGCACGAGGTGCTGGCGAACGGTGCCGCATCGATGTTGATCCCGATTGCAATGAGTGATGTCGGTCCCGGCGCGCTGGTCCTGTTCCGCATGGCCCCGCGCGCCATCGCCAAGCATGTCGGCATCCTGACCACCCCTGACCGCTTCATCCATTCCTACGAACGGCTTGGTGTCGTCGAGGAAATCCTGACCCCGACATGGGCGCGCAAGATCGCCTTCGCCTTCCTGTTCCCTCAACGCTGAGACCCCACACATGGCAACACTTGTCCTCGGCGCCGTCGGCTCCGCAATCGGCGCTGGTTTTGGCGGTGCCATCCTCGGCTTTTCCGGCGCTGCCATCGGTGGATTCATCGGCTCGACCATCGGGTCGGTTGTCGATAGCTGGATCGTGTCGTCCCTCGCCCCCGCCCAGCGGATCGAGGGCGCGCGGCTGGACAGCCTGCGCATCACCTCCTCCACCGAAGGCGCCGTGATCCCGCGCCTTTACGGGCGGATGCGGATCGGCGGCAATATCATCTGGGCCACGGATTTCCGCGAGGAGGTCAACACCACCAGTCAGGGCGGCGGCAAAGGTGGTGGGCCGAAGGTCAAAACCACGGAATATCTTTACTACGCCAGCTTCGCCGTCGCATTGTGCGAGGGGGAGATCACCGGCATCGGCCGCGTCTGGGCTGACGGCAAGCCCATGGATATGACCGGGGTCACTTGGCGTTGGTATCCCGGCGACGAGGCGCAAAGCCCCGATCCGTTCATTGCAGCCAAAATGGGGGCGGCCAACACCCCCGCCTATCGCGGCACCGCCTATGTGGTGTTTGAAGAGCTGGACGTCAGTGCCTTTGGCAACCGCCTGCCGCAGATCAGTTTTGAAGTGTTCCGGCCGCTGGCTGATGCCGACACTGCTGAAGGTCTGGTCAAGGCGGTGACGCTGATCCCGGCCTCTGGCGAGTTCAGCTATGCGACCGTGCCGGTCAAGAAATCCACCGGTGCCGAGAACCTGAATGCCATTTCCGATACCGCCGATATCGTTGTGGCGCTGGATCGTTTGCAATCGATGGCACCGGCGGTGGAGAGTGTGTCGCTGGTGGTTGCCTGGTTCGGTGATGATCTGCGGGCAGGCAATTGTAAGGTCCGCCCCGGCGTGGAGGTTGCGGCCAGGACGACGACGCCCTCTGCTTGGGTTGTAAATGGCGTCACGCGCGCGGATGCCTTTCTGGTCAGCAGAGATGCGGAGGACCGCCCGGTCTATGGCGGAACACCGGCGGATTTCGCGGTGGTGCAGGCGATCAAGGAAATGAAGGCGCGTGGCCTGCGGGTGACCGTCTATCCGTTCCTGCTGATGGACGTGCCGCCCGGAAACGCCCTACCGAACCCTTATTCTGCAAACGCAGCAGCTGCTGGCCAGCCGACGTTCCCTTGGCGCGGGCGCATCACCTGTTCTCCCGCGGCTGGCTATGCTGGATCGGTGGATAAAACTGCCGCAGCGGCCGCGCAGGTGTCCGCGCTGTTCGGCACCGCCAGCCCTGCCAACTTTGCCGTATCGGGCGAAACCGTCAGCTGGACCGGTTCCGTGGGCGAATGGTCGCTGCGCCGGATGATCCTGCATTACGCGCTGCTGTGCAAAGCGGCGGGCGGCGTCGATGCCTTCCTGATCGGGTCCGAAATGCCCGGCCTCACCACGATCCGGAGCGGGACGAGCACCGATCCTGCCGTCACCGCTTACAAGTCGCTCGCTGCGGCTGTGCGGACCATCCTCGGCGCTGGGCCCAAGATCGGCTATGCCGCCGACTGGTCGGAATACTTCGGCCACCAACCGGGCGATGCCAGCGGTGATGTGTATTTCCACCTCGACCCGCTCTGGTCGGATGCCAACATCGATTTCGTCGGCATCGATAACTACATGCCGCTGTCGGATTGGCGCGATGGCTTCGATCATGCCGATGCGGCGCTGGCACCGGCGATCTACGACCGTGCCTATCTGCAGTCGAACATCACCGGCGGCGAAGGGTTTGACTGGTTCTATGCCAGCGCTCTGGACCGGACGACGCAAACCCGCACACCGATCATGGATGGCGCGCCAGCAAAACCATGGGTGTTCCGCTTCAAGGATCTGCGCGCTTGGTGGCAAAACCCGCATTTCAACCGCCCCGGCGGAGTGGAGAGCGGCACGCAAACGGCATGGGTGCCACAGTCAAAACCGGTCTGGTTCACAGAGCTGGGCTGCCCGGCGATTGATCGCGGCACCAACCAGCCCAACGTGTTTTTCGATCCGAAATCGTCCGAGAGCTTCACGCCCTACTTCTCTCGCGGCTGGCGGGATGATGCGATCCCGCGCGCCTATCTCGAGGCCAGCTTTCTTTTCTGGGGCGCGTCGGCCAACAACCCCGTGTCTTCGGTCTACGGCGACCGCATGGTGCATGTACCCGAATGCGCCGCCTGGACCTGGGATGCCCGGCCCTATCCGTTTTTCCCAGAGCTGAACGATGTCTGGACCGATGGGCCAAACTGGCGGCTAGGACATTGGCTGACTGGAAGGCTGGGCGCAGTATCCTTGGCCGCGCTCGTGCGGCACCTCTGCCTGCGCGCTGGCCTGCCTGACGAACTGATCGACGTCTCCGGCCTTTGGGGCGCGGTCGAGGGCTATGTCATATCTGCACTGGAAGCCCCGCGTGCGTCGATTTCCACGCTGGCGCGACATTTCGGTTTCGATGCGGTCGAGAGCGAGGGGCGCATCAAGTTCCTGATGCGGGGCCGGATCGCCAGCGCCATGGTCTCGCCCGACACCATGGTGGCCCCCACCTCGGCGCAGGGCGACGTGATGGAACTGACGCGCGCACAGGAAACCGAATTGCCGCAGGCGCTGAAATGGCAGGTCGCGCGGGCGGACGAGGATTACGACGCAGCCCAAGTCGAAGCGCGGCGCATCACCGTCGATACAACCCGGATCGCCTCGGAAAGCTTTCCGATGGCGATCCCGCCAGAAGAAGCCGAACGCCGATGCCGTCGCGCGCTGATGGAGGCATGGGTTGGACGCGAAAGTGCTGTGTTCCGGCTGCCGCCTTCGCGCCTGGCGCTGGACCCGTGCGATGTGATCCTGCTCGACCACGATGGCCGCCTCACGGAAATGCGGCTTGTGTCCATTGCGGACTCCGACCTGCGAAGCATCGATGCTGTCCGCCAGGATCGCGCGGTCTATGACTTGCCGCCTGGCGAGCCTCGACCTGCATCCTTGTCGACGCCGACCGTGTTCGGCGCACCGGATGTGATCCTGATGGACTTACCACAGTTGCGCGAGGACCAGCCCGCGCACCGCCCCATGGTTGCAGCCCATGCCAAGCCATGGCCAGGCGAAATCGCCGTCTACCGCAGCGCCGCGACGGACGGCTTTGCCCTGCTGACCACGTCTCAGTCGCGAGCACGCATGGGAGTGCTGGCAGCGGATTTCTTCGCCGGGCCGGCGTCGCGCTTTGATCTGGGCAACCCGCTGGTGGTTGACCTGTATTCCGGCAGGCTGGAAAGCGTCACGGACATCACGCTGCTGGGTGGGGCCAATGCGCTGGCCGTCGAAACCGGCGCTGGGCAGTGGGAGGTCGTCCAAGCCGGAAATGCTGAACTCATCGCACCGGGACGATACCGGCTAACCCGGCTGTTGCGCGGTCAGCGTGGCACCGAAGGGGCCATGGTCAGCATGGTACCGACTGGCACGCGGGTGGTTGTTCTCGATACGGCCGTGGCCACCCTGCCCATCAGCGAGGCCGATCTTGGCTTGCCATGGAACTGGCGCATCGGCCCGGCCTCTCGACCGGTCAGCGACGAGACCTTTATTGCCGCAGCTTTTACCCCCGAAGGCGCGGGGCTGCGGCCTTTCTCGGTCGCACATGTCGAACAGCCATGGCGCTTTGCCCGCAGCCCGGGCGACTTGACGATCCGCTGGACACGCCGGTCGCGGTCGCTTGCAGCAGACAACTGGGGCGCGGGCGATGTGCCATTGGCCGAGGACAGCGAGGTGTATGATGTCGACATTCTGGAAGGGGCAGTTGTCAAGAGTTCCTTGACGACTGCAACGACCAGCGCGCTCTACACCGCCGCCCAGCAAACCGCTGATTGGGGCGCTCCCCGTGGCCCCGGCCAGACCTTTTCCATCCGCATCTATCAGCTTTCGGCTCTGATCGGCCGGGGCG